TGCTTTTGGTTTGGTCGATTTTTGGTTGGGGTGGTTTGCAGCTTTTTTGTGGGGAAAATTATTTTGGGAAATGTTGGTTTGGTACTAGTAATTGTTGCACGGTTGTGTATACTTCTTCTATCGGAATAGTTCCGACATACCTAGAAGGGGTAATCATGGAAACATTGAGTAAATGTTATGGATGCGAAGGCACTCCAACAGATAAAATGGCGACATTCGCAGAAGGTGAATTGTGCCAGTTTTGCTATTACAGCGGTCGTGGCTTGTTAAAGCCTTTCGGTTGGTTGCTGGAGGCTTTAGGAAAAGCATCAGGCACCACATGGAGTGGCTGGCAGATGGGTGGGGGTTGCATGGCTTTAGGAACAAATCTCCAGCCAGATGGTGCCTACATTTTGGTTACCGATGATGAGGGTGTCATTCAGTCTCTGGGTGGTGAAGAATTCCATGAGGGCTTTAGTGCTTTCGGTTTGGGTTTTTATGCCGACGAGGACGACTGCGAAGGTGTCTATCGTGACGGGCTGACCCTTTCAGCGATGGTTGAACTAATCACTAACCATGTAAAGGCAGGCAAGTGATGGCTACTCCATACAATCCAGAGTGGGACGACGAATTCTGCGCCCGTTGCCTCCAACTTGATGATGGCTGCAAGTGCTACGAAATCGACGAGGAGGAAGACGAGCAAGATTCAGATCTTTGCCCAGTTTGCCAGGATTTGCCGATTCCGGAATTTCAAGGTTGTTCCTGCTGGCTGTGTCGTTGCATGACCACGAATCCAGCGGGGCTGATGGTTTGCAGCTGTGGCATGACTCGCCCAGATGATGTGGAATCAACAACTCGGCGACTGATGGCGATGTCTAACAAGATGGAAGGGCTATCTCATTATGTTGGCGAGTTTGCAACGTTGCGAGAAGCAGTCGATCTTCTCCGCCGTCATGCGTTCACAACAGATAGCGAGTTATACATTGACTACCGCCGATAAATGTGTTAAACAATTAGTAAGCCAAAAAGGGGCAAACATGAAAACAAAAAAGCAAACCGTCTGGGTCGTCGAGATTCAGCTCAACGATTCAATAGTGGCAATCGGAACCACAGAAAAAATAGCACTCCTAAACTGTGCAGCACGAGCCATTGAGTATTTAGACAATAGAGACTGTGGCATCAATTGGAACACGGGCAAGAAATGGACGAAGCCACAGCTCATCAATTACTTCTGCTACAGAGCTACAGAGTGCGAACTTGACGGAATCGGACAGATTCACTAGAACAAATCGGCTGGGGGCCGCCCCTCGCTCGGAGCCACACCGAGCCAGCCACCATGCGAAGCACAACGCCGAGCAGTAGGAACCTTGGAAGGGGTTTATCATGTCAACACAAGAAAAGAAGGCGACCATCACGGTCACAGAAACAGGGCGAGTAGCAGTCATATCGACTTATCACGGACCTACGAACCACAACGGCAGCCGAATCACAGTAAGACGGGCAGACGGTGGCGGAAAGCGAATCACCGTTTCTTGGGATTACTCATTGGACACAATGAAAAACCATGCGCAAGCAATCACCGCATATGTAGAGATGATGCAATGGGAAGGCAGCTGGACTGTAGGGGCTACTTCTACTGGTGCTGTAGCAACATGGAAGGGCTGGGCATAATGGCTAGGAAATACTCACCCAATCATCCAGCCGTGAAATCATGGGGAGATCCCCTAGATGTACGCACCCGCACCCAATTAGTCAGAGACAGGATGGGTCACAACCCCCGCCAGATGAACTACAAGGCACGGACATTTTCCGGTTTTGTGTTTTGCCTCGGTTCGTTCTTCACAATGGAGTCCTCGTACCTTGTCAGTCTTGTTCTAATGGGCATGGCTGGCTGGTGTTGGGTTAGTTCAGTGAACGAGTACACCCGATGAGTTTAGAGACACAACTACAAGCACCCGAACGAGTCACAGATCTTTTAGTGCAGGCGTACCGCTTGCTCGAAGATGCGCAAGCACACGCCGACAGGTGGGACAGGGCAAACCTTGGGCGTACCTTGGACTCGTACCGCTGGCAGCTTGGTGACCTTTGCGCACGGATCACACCGCTAACGTCTGACCACACTCTGAACCTGGCAACGCAAGAATGGGAACTAGACGCTAGTCCTGCGTTCTCCAACGCCATAGACGGGGGGCAGGGATGAGCTTGCACATCTGTTTAATCTGTGACAAGTGCGAGGCGCAGTCATCACCCAACTACGGAACCGCAACGGACGCACGGGTCGCTAACTTTTCTAGTGGCTGGGTGTTCGATGGCGCAGTCGATTTGTGTCCCGTCTGCTCAGGAAGGGACTTAGAATTTTGGGCTACCGAACCATTCTAAAAAACAAACTTCAGGCTCGCCGTGACCGGAAACGAATACACCGTTACGTCATTGCGTACACAGTCGGCGACACAGCTACAAAGTGGCTGGCTTGGGATAACGAGCAGGTATGGCGATGGTCAAAATCTATCCGCCAGGCTGCACAATTTCGGAGCGCAGAGCAGGCGACCATCGAAGCCGAAGGTACTTCTATGGCTTGGCAGTACAACTACACCGTGCGCCGTCTCTAACAATTTGGTAGCATCAAGATTGACCCTGCCTAGCGTCCCCCTTCTCGCTAGGTAGGGTTTTTACCGTTTCCAGCTCACTTGTGTTGGCTGTCGAATGTGTTGCTCCCTTTGCTTCGGGGTCATGCCAGCCCAGAAACCATCTCGTCTGCCTGTGGCAGCTTCAAAAGGTAAACAGAACGCTAGGCACTCTTGAATGACTGGGCAAGTGGCACAATAGTTTCGTGCTGGTTGCCAATAGAAGTCCCGCACATCTCCGTTCGGTATTTCAGGGAAAAAAATCGCTGATGGTGCGCCTTTGCAGTTTGCTTTGTCATGCCAGGCATCTCTCATTTTCTTTTGGTTCGTTTCTTTGGTGCGCTGCGTATAGCGGTTGTTTTGTTTTGGTGGCATACACAGGGGCAGGTGTCGTGTATGTCTTGGGTGTATTGTCGAATGGCTCGCTCTACGGTGCCACAGTGGGTACAGAACGGATCAGCACGGGTGAATTCCCACAGCTCATTCGTCATTCATTATCGCCATGAGATGCTGACCTATCCATTGCGCTACTGGACTGGCGACTCCGTTGCCACACATTTTGTAGCGGGTCGTGTCTGCGTTTTGTTTACCGTCTGCACGAGGCAGGGTGTGGTTGTCCGGCCATCCCATGAGGCGTTCACATTCAACCGGTGTGAGTCTGCGTACTTGCATTGTTGATTCTTCTCCTTGTTCGGCGGCCACGGATTGTGCGCCTGTTTGGTCAAGGGTGTATGACGGGTCGCCTTCTTGTCCGATGCCGAATCCGTTTTGTTTCTTTTCCATCTCTCGTCCGTCTTGTATCGGGATAGCGATGCAATCTCCTGCGTCGCTTGTGCTACGCAATGCTCGATATACATCTTCTGCTGATGACTGGTTGTAGCCATCAAAAGCTATGACTGGTTCAAATAACACTTGGTCGTTTCCTCCTGCAAGGGTAAGAGATATGTTCTCACTAAGTAAAGGTCCTTTGCCTCCACCTGGTTTGCCTTCTCTGCCTCTCATCAAGACCGGCACATCTTGTGCAATCATCGGCACATTGTTTCCGCCTGTTCCCATTTTTGCTGACAAAGTATTTACCGTGTTCCCTTTTTGTATTCGTAATCCGTCACGGTATGAGTTGTCAAACACAATCAGTACGGTTGCTCGACTGTCTCCTGTGTTGTCAAATGCGTTCAAAGTAGGACACACGCCTTCTTGAATCCAAGTCTCAAAGTCTTGGTCATGTTGCGCTCGGCGGCGCTTGCTGTACCACAAGTTTGTTCTCCATCACGTATTGATTCCCAACACCTTTATAGTCTCTGGCTTGGAGTGAACCAACAATGTCTCGCTGCCCCCCCCCAAATCACCACCGTTGGCTCGTAAAGTACCGACACCATCGGTGTATCCAGCATGGCTAGAAGCAGTAAATGGCATCATCACTGATGGTGACTGTTGTGAGCTTTTTAATGTTGGTGATAGGTTTTCAAAAACATTTGCGTTAGATCCAAACTGTGTATCAAAAGACAACAATGGTTCTTCAACCATTAAAGTGTTAGGACCTTTGTAGTCACGAGCTGACAGTGTTATGGCTTGGTCGGTTCCTGCCCATTTACTGAAGCCACTATTTCCAAAGCCTTCTGCAGCTTCGTTGGCAGAACTTTGCCTCGCCTGTTTGCTCTTCGTAGAATTCCCTCCGCTGCTTTCGCCGACAGTAAGTATTTTTTCGGGACTTCGACTGGCGATTGCAGGATTAAAGCAAGAGAGGACGAACACTCGTCTACGCCTTTGGGGGACTCCGAAGTATTGTGCATCCAGCATGGACCACTCCGAGAAACACGCCCCTGCTTCATCCATTTCGTAGAGGACTTCCCCGAAGTCGGCACCATTATTGGAAGATAAGGCTCCTGCGACGTTCTCCCAAATAGACCAGGTTGGATATTTTCCATTAGATAACTCTCTTAATTCTTTGATGATTCGGATTCCTTGGTGAAACAAACCTGACCGTTCTCCGGTTAGACCTGCTCGTTTGCCTGCGACTGACAGGTCTTGGCATGGTGATCCCCATGCGACGACATCTACACCGTCACAGTGGTCAAGGATGTACCGACCTGTGAGTGTGGAGACATCATCCCATTTGGGTATGCCAGCCCAGTGGTGGTCTAGGGTTTGGCGACAGTTTTTGTCTAGTTCGCATTGGAATACTGTTGTCATTCCTGCTGCTTCTAGCCCCATGTCGAATCCCCCTACGCCACTAAATAGTGACAGGACACGCATTAGAAGAAGTCGTCAGCTGCGGGTACTGGTGTTGCTGATGGGAAAATCTTGCCGACTTGCGCCATTACATTTTCTGTTTGGTCTTTAATCCATGTGTTCCAACGGAGTGACACACCAATTTCGTCAGCAATGATCTTGATTGACTTGCCTTTGGTGCCATCTTTTTTGGTGAATTCTTCTTGCTCTAGGCGACCCGTAACAATAACGGTTTCTCCTTTACCGCAGGTGGCTGCGAAGTTTTCTGCTAGTGAGCCGAACGCTGTGACGTTGTGCCATGTTGTTTTCTTTTTGTCGTCTTTACCGTAGGTGTCTGCGACTGTGAATGTGGCGATTGCCATTTGACTGCCGGTGTATTTAAGTTCGGGTTCTTGTCCGAGCTTGCCGTGGATTGTGATGTGGTTACTCATTAGTTACCCCTTCCGAGGGTTGTAGTGGTTTGGGTTGGTTCGCAGCCTTGACACAACGGTGTTGTGGTGGGGTTGAGAGGGTGATGTAGGTAGTCACGGCTACTTTGCAGCGTGGACAGTGCCAGTGTTGTTTCAGCGAGATGCCCTTCATTCCGTTCATGTTACAGATGGGGTGTGTCAATGTCAAGAAGTTTTCTTGCTTTTCTGCAAGCTCTACATTCTCGTGATCCGTTGGGTTTGTTGTATGTGTTTGGTTCATCGTATTCGTGTCCCCTGGGGCAGTGTGTTTTGTTTGCATAGAAATGTCTGCCTCGATCTACTACGTCTTTCATGTTTTCTGTTTGTGTTCCACCTTCTAGGTGGTGGGGGTTGACACAGATTCGATTGTCACATTTGTGGCGTACAACTGGTGGGTAGTAGTAGTTAGCTAGGAAGAATGAGAACCGGTGGGCTGATCGGTGTTTGCCTTGTGCGTATAACTGTCCGTAGCTGTCGCCTCGTAGTGAGCCTTGCCATTCCCAACATTCTTCGGGGGTGAGGATGTTTACTCGTTTCCAAAATCGTTGGCTGGTTCGGTATGTCACGATGTCCACAGGTTCCCCTTTGTCCTGTGTAAAACCTTAGCAGTATCTTTTCCAGCGTTGGACTTTGGGGTGTGGGGATCGGCAGATGAACTGTTGTAGGTTCATGCAGTTTTGGGACTTGATTACAGACCAACCGTATGGACCTACGGGGTGAACGTACTCACCGTCGGGTTCGGTATGTCCGAGCCAAGCGATGCGGTCTACGATGCGGGCTTGTTCTACGGGGGTGTAGCGATCTGCGTTGGAGCTGTTACTGAACCGCCGCCAAGTTCCTTTGGCTATTCCGTAGCCGGAGGTGTAATTGCGGGTGCTGGTGTGCCAACGAGAATTGGTTTCGCAGCGGGCAACTCTCAAATAGAATCGCCAGGGCATTACGAGTGCTTCAATCTCTTTGGGTGTCTTAGATGCGCTTACAGGGGCTTCTGAGAGGATTGTAGAGGGGATGGACAGGGACAGGATAATGGTGATGAGGATGCTTTTGCGCATGGTTTTCCTTTGTTCAGGGGATGGGTCATTTAGGTGTCATAGTTCTCCCAACTAGGTACTGTTAAACGGATTAGAATATATTAGCAGTGAAAGTTAAAAACCAACCAGCGAACGGATCACACAATCCATAGCTCTCACTTCGATGAAATCTTCCATCTCGGTGTACTTAGTTTTCTTAGACACAACCGGTGCAGCTTGCAAGGTCGGCGCATCAACAATCAACACAATCGTTCTCGCATGATTCAACATGGTAAAGAAATGATTGACCGCTATAAACTTTTTCTTTCGGGCAGAGAAATGAACCGTGCTAAAAGGGAACACATCAGTGTCCCAGTTGTGTTTCACTTCAACTTCAAATCCGTATTCTGTTCCATCACGTGTGGCTAACACATCGATGCCGTAGTCGTCAGGGTTAACCCAAGCTAGGAACCCTTGATCCATGAGCCATTCAATGATTTGGTGTTTAGCGTTGTCGTCGGCGTTGTAGATGAGCTGGCTGAATGGTTTACCAGCCACCGAATTTGTCTCCAAGTAATACACCGCAGAGAAAAACGCTCGTGAGTGTAACTACCATCATAAAAAAATCTGTCATCTTGCCAGCTCTCTTGATAGGCGTTCAACTTCGGTTGATAGTTCAAGCACTTTAAGTTTCAGTTCGTCACGCTCGGCTTGTACTTTGGCGAAGTCTTGCTCTGCGAACACAATCTCTTTGTCACGGAGCCATTCGTACGCATCGTCCTGGTGTATGTATTCACTCATCAGTAGCCTGCTTCCTTCAGTAAAGCTGCGAAGACACGGGCAGGCATGACTGCATACCAATCTCCGACATCCATCGTGCCTCTTTTTTTTGCGATAACCGCACCCATAGTTACTTCGGCGTTAGCCATCTCAACCTTCAATTCTTTCATCCATTCAGACAACGTAATTGTCTTATGGTCTTTAACTTCTATAACAACTGGCGCACCCATGTTGATGTCGCCTTTGTCAAGATTGCCTGACAACGCCCGACGCTCTGTATAAATCCAGCCTTCACCTTTAAGCCATGTAACTACAGCAGTTTCAGCTGCGGTTCCTTTTTGTTTTGCTTTACTCACTGCGCCGTGCCAGTTCATCACCAAGCCGGCGACACTCTGAAGACAACATGGCGTTAGTATCTTCGAGCAACATCAGTTTTTCTGTTAAACGATTGTTCTCTTTAACAAGCGAAGACACAGCTTCTTGCCACATCCCGCTATCCATATCATCACTCACTATCAAAACATCCTTCATAGAATTTGTGTCCGAAGATTTCAGCAGGGTGAAGACCGAAACGAAGACACCATTTGTCTGCGGTGTAAACACTTAACCCGTCTTGCCACCAGCGGGCAACAGTATGTTTGTCCAGGTATTGCAACTGTTCTGCTTTAGTAAGAAACTCAATCAACGGTTTAGCATCCAGCCGGACATCGCTAGACATGACAAGTGGGCGGTACTTCTTACGGGTCTGGGACATACCGACACGACAAACATCGCATCGGCAGCCCCTTCTACGGTACATAGATGCCCCGTGTTCAGTGATTTCTTTAGCGTTCACGATGCTGTCACCGCTTGGCGTACCAAGTCACGGATCAACTGTGACCTGCGTACCCCACGTTGTTCGCAAAGGGTAGCGATTTGTGCCAGTTGTGATTCGGTCACTCTGATACCAATGATCTTTGCGGATGCTTCGCTTGCTGACGGGTCGACTGTTCTTTTGTTAGCCATTACTCGCCGTCCTTAAATGATACGAGTTCTTTGAACGCTGAACGCAATGCTGGTAGGTGTGATTCCATCCAGGGTGTGCCTTCAGGGATACCAGCGTTAGCTGCTACAACCTTCGGGTCTACGCCTTTGGTTTCACAGGCTGCATTGAACTGGTTGACTTGTTCGTCTGATAATGCTGTGAGTGTCTTCGGCTTTGGCTTTTGTGCGGTCTGCGGTTGAGGCTGTGGCTTAGGCGAAGGTGCATGGTCAAGTTCTTCCCATTCATTCTTTGTCCAAAGTGACAAATAAACGTTATGCCTCATGGCGCAGTTCCTGATGGCATCGCTCATCAGTTCCTTGTACAGATCGGGCTTTGATGCCTGAACGGAACCAATACCTAAACGGCGAACACCATGAATGGTCAGCCATGCACCCATGTGTGCCATACCATTCTCAACACGGAACGCTGGCAAACCGTACTCGTCAAACGCAACTGGTTCCAGTGACCATGATGAATCAATTTCCGTCAAGGCTTTCTGTGTGTCGGCATGACCCACGAAGGATAACTGCTGACCGCCTTTAGGTAGCTTGCCGACAATTTTGGGATCTGGTACCCCATATTTAGTGAGGACTTCATCAAGTCCAATAGTTTTCTTTTCCATTATTTTTCCCCTTTCAAGAGAAACGTCCGTGTTTGGACTTCTTTAGTGAACTCTCGTGCAAGGTCGGGATATGCAGCACGGAAACCTTTTGAATCAAATGACTCACGCTTCTGCCCCTTCCAAGTAGCAACGGTTGTACCGTTCAAGATAGCGGTATCGGCGTCGCCAATCAACTCACATACCTGTGCTTTTAATTCGTCTTCCAATTGTTTGTATGAAGCCAGTTCGCTACGCACATGACGCAACTGTGTAAGGACTTCACCGAAGTTGTCAGGTAGTTCAACAGCTCGTGAGGTTGGGCGTTGATACCTGGTTTGGATTGTTTCGTATGACCACTTCACACCGGATGGGGTCATACCAAGTTCGATGGTGTTAAGCCAGTCAGCTACAGCTGCTATGTGTTCAGCAACTTCTTCTTCAGTGATGACTTGCTCAACGAGGGTGAGGCGCAGGGTGTTGTCAAAGACTGCCCACGTGACACGCTTAGCATCAGAACAAATGTATTGCGTGATCCCTTGGATACGCCAGTAGTCAGGAAGTGTGCCTGAGTATTCACGGCTAGTTGTTTTTACTTCAAGGATGTGGCGGGTTTCTTCGTTCCATCCGTCAAGGGTGGAGATGAGATGGCAACCATTGTCTGTGTCGTAACAGAACAGTTCCTTTGGTGTTTCAAATTCAACACCGAGCCTGTCGCCAGCCCATGAGATGATGGTGTCTTCAAGGCGGTTGCCTGTTTCCATCGCTGCATTAGGGGTGATAGGGCTAGGTGCTACACCTGATAGTTGTTCAGCTGCGTAGTGGTCTTTCTTTACGAAAGGATGCAAGCCGTAGATAGCGGCTGCTGCACTGGCTGAGATGCGCCGGTTGCCTTGGGCATCCATGTAACGCTGATCTAGCCATGCTTGTGAACCGTGTGGTTCTTTGTGGATACGGTAACGATTGAAAGTCATTTAACTTCCCCTTCTCTGTGTAACA